CTGAAGTTCAACGTGTAGCAGGCGGCGACCCTAGGATTTCAATCTACAGCGCAAATGCGTATCCTCAGGAAAATGGTATATTGATCGAACTAGAACTTCAGATTGTGCCCAGCACTGACGTTGAACGACTAAGTATCTTTTTTGATCAAGAACAACGACGAGCCAGTTACGTATAACTAAGCCGTTTATTTTTTCCATAAATAAATCAAACGGATTATCATGGCACGCACTACAAGACAAACAGTAATATTTGGCGTTGAAGATTGGAAGCGCATCTACCAAACTTATCGCGAAGCTGACTTTCAAAGTTACGACTTTGAGACTCTGCGAAAAACTTTTGTAGATTATATACGTCAATACTATCCAGAAAGCTACAATGACTACATTGAAAGCTCAGAATTCATTGCATTATTGGATGTAATGGCGTTTATGGGGCAGGCGCTGTCCTTCCGTAATGATCTAAACACACGAGAAAACTATCTAGACACCGCAGAGCGCAGAGACTCTGTGGTAAAATTGGCAAATCTTGTGAGTTATACTCCCAAGCGCAACCAAGCGGCACAGGGATATCTCAAGGTATTCAGCATTCAAACAACAGAAAATGTGTTTGATTTTAACGGCGTTAACCTAAGCAATGTCACTATAAATTGGAATGATCCTACCAACTTTAACTGGCAAGAACAGTTCACAGCAATCATTAATGCATGTTTGGTAAACACTCAGCGTGTGGGAAAACCTGGCAACCGTCAAACAATCTTGGGGGTTGACACAGCAGAATACAGTGTTAACCTAGTGCCAGGATTTTTACCTGTAATACCATATACTGCTGTGGTAGACGGAGTAAACATGCCATTTGAAGCTGTAAGCTCGACCAGCGTGGGGGAAGATTATGTATACGAACCTAGTCCTATTGCTAATGGTATTTTCAATCTGTTGTTCCGCAACGACCAACTGGGATTTTCAGCAGCCGACACAGGATACTTCTTTTACTTCAAACAAGGTGTATTGCAAAATCAAGACTTCAATTTAGGCGAACGTGTGGCCAATCGCGTGGTACCAATCAATATTGAAGGTGTTAACAATCAAGATCGTTGGTTGTTTCAATTAGACACTGTAGGCAATATACAGTACCAATGGAAGTTTGTAGAAAGTGTTTTTGCTGCTGCAACAGAACAATTGGCTCCTGATCAAAGAAAATTGTTTTCGGTAACCAGCAGATCCAATGATCAGATCACGCTGACATTTGGCGACGGCGTGTTTAGCACAATTCCAGTGGGGTTGTTCCGATGCTATGTACGAGCCAGCAACGGATTGTCATACATTATCAATCCAGAAGAAATGCAAAATGTAGTAGTTCCTATCAGCTACATCAGCCGAACTGGTCAACTGGAGACTGTGACATTCACCTGTGGTATCACCACACCAGTGAGCAATGCACAACCTAGAGAAACACTAGATGAAATCAAACAACGTGCTCCAGCTCGTTACTACACACAGAATCGCATGGTCAACGGCGAAGATTACAATAATTTTCCCTTTACCTTGTATAATTCAATTATCAAATCTAAAGCACTAAATCGTGCGTCTATTGGTACCAGTCGCTATCTTGATCTAGTGGATAACACTGGCAAGTATTCGTCTACCAACAGTTTTGGCAGTGATGGTGCGTTATGGGAAGAAAATCAACTGCCCACATTCTTCTTTACCTGGATAAATCGCAATGACATTGCCAGTATATTGGCCAACAGTGTAGAACCATTGCTGGTGCAAAACAGTTTTATACAATTTTACTATGCTAATTTTCCGCGCCCAAGTCTTACACCACTCAATTTGACCTGGCATCAAAGCACTACGTTGGCCAATGAAACGTCAGGATATTTTCAAAATTTTGCTGCTGTACCGACTCCAATTGGCAGTTACAGCAGTAGCAATGCCAAGTACATTCAAGTGAGTTCATTGATAAAATTTGCAGCACCAGCTGGTTATTATTTTGATTCTAACAATCGATTGCAATTGGGGCAACCAACACGAGCTGACGAAAAACTAACTGTGTGGGCAAGCCCAAGTGCCATTTATCTTGATGGTACCAATCAGGGTATTGGCAATTTTAGCAATGGTGCAGGACCAGTAGTATTAAACAATTTTATTCCTACCGGCGCAATTCCTACAGACGTTATTCCTATTCTAGTAACTGATTTGACACCTACATTAGAAACCAGTATTGCAGACCAGATTATTCTGTATCGTAACTTTGGATTGGGATACGATAACGAAACGGCCACATGGTATTTGATTACATCAACCAACTTAAACACTGACACTAACGATTTTAGTTTGGCCAATGCACAAGATACATCGGGCACAGGTGCCGACGAGTCATGGCTGATTAAATTTATCACAGACGGAACCAAGTACACAGTGACCAGCAGAGCACTGGTATATTCGTTTGGTAGCGTACTACAAACTAGATTCTTCTTTGAAACAAATCAACGCATATACGACAGCCGTACTGGCACAGTAATCAGTGACTATGTAAAAATTCTAAAAACTAATTCTCTGCCTGACAGCAATGTACCTCTGCCCGGTGACATCACATTGAGCATTATTGGACAGCCGGTAGCCAGCGATGGGTTTGTTGACGACTTCCAAGTGGTAGTGAGTTATCAAGACTCTGACTCTGACGGAGTTGCAGACGATCCAGATTTCTTTGATGAGATTGTGGCACCTGATGTAAATTCAACTGCCAAGTATGTGTTCTTTGAGAAAACTGTAGACTTTGATAATTTACAACGTTATCTATTGGTAGAGCCAGAGCGTGTGAATGCAAATTTTGCTACCTTAGACGATATTGAAGCTTATAAGTCAGAATTCCTGCCTGGACAAGTATTCTATGCATATGATCAAATTAATTATGTGGGTCCGGCAGCCGGAACCACAGGTGCGTTTTATTTGTTAGCAGTAACCACAACAGGTGTAAGAACTTTAACTGACGTCACAGCAGAATGGCTTGCCAGAGTTGGGCGTCAGAGTATATACTATCAGTATCGACACAATGCTGCATTGACCAGTAGAATTGATCCTGGTACAACCAACATTATTGACCTTTATGTGGTCACACAAGCATATTATACTGCGTATCAAAACTGGGTGCGTGACACCACAGATACTGTGCCTTACCCACCGCTACCTACCATTAATGAACTTAGCACAGCATATCAAGGGCTCAATGATTACAAAATGATCAGTGACAATATTGTGGTAAACAGTGTAATATTCAAACCACTGTTTGGACCAAAAGCCGCAACTGAACTACGTGCTACTATCAAAGTTATTCGCGCTGCTAATTCTACTGCCAGTGAGAGCGAAATTAAAAATCTTGTGGTAGCAAATTTGAACAATTATTTTACTATAGATAAATGGGACTTTGGTGATACATTTTATTTCTCTGAATTGGCAGCGTACATTCATGCAAACATGGGCGGCATTGTGAGTTCAGTGGTACTGGTTCCATTGGATCCATTGAAGAGCTTTGGTGACTTATACGAAATACGTAGTACCCCTAGCGAAATATTTGTTAATGCAGCTGGAGTCAGCAGTGTGGAAGTGATCACAGCATTGACCAGTACTAATATCCGTACTGCACCAGGTAGTGGAGTGATTTAATGGCTAACACACGCACAGTTGATTTTTTACCAGAAATATTTCAAACCACTGCTAACAAGCAATTTTTAAATGCCACATTGGACCAATTGGTCCAAGAACCAACATTTAAAAAGACACAAGGATTTGTGGGTCGTCGTGTTGGACCAGGTGTAAACCCAAACGACTACTATGTGTTAGAACCTAATGCAGTCAGAACAAACTATCAGCTGGAACCAGGTGTAATTAGTCTCAAGCCAGACACCACAGACATACAAGATGCTATTACCTATCCAGGCATTACTGATGCACTAGGAGTACAAGGCGCTATTACCAACAACAGTGACAGATTGTATACCAGTGAATACTACACATGGGATCCGTTTGTTAACTTTGACAAGTTTATAAATTACAGTCAATACTACTGGTTACCTGGTGGACCTGATTCTGTAGACGTGTACTCGTCTGAATATCCACTGACTGACATTTTTGATGTCACACGAAACACAGACTATTATAGTTTTAGTGGGGTCAGAGGTAAAGATCCGCTGCTTACTTTGGTGCGTGGCGGCAATTATACTTTTAATGTAAATCAATCTCCTAATAGTTTTTGGATTCAAGCCGAGCCTGGGGTGTCAGGCCGATTACCGTACTCTCCAAATATTAGCAGTAGAGATGTCCTGGGGGTGACTAATAACGGAACCAGTTCAGGCACAGTAACATTTAATGTTCCATTAAAAAATGCACAACAGTTTTACTATGATTTAAATTATCTTGGACCAGTTGATTTGATTACAAACTTAAAATTTGATCAGATTAATGGAATACGACTGGACTTATTCATAGAGCAGTATGGTGGCATTGACGGCATAACATCATTGGATGGTCGCACTCTGGTGTTTACCAATGAAATTCTTGATCCAACTGATGGTGGCTGGCTCAATCAAACATTGTTTGATCCTTTAACTGACAATGCAACTCAAAACGGTCAGACAGGCAGTTACGATAGCATTCCTTTTTCGTATACTACTGATGTACCAGTTGATCAGTATTATAATGTTTGGCGTATCAGTTATGTCAACTATGGTGCTGGCACGTATCTACAACTTAATGTTGTGCAAGACATTGCCATACTGGATAAATTTAATATTCTTTATGGCGATCAATATGCCAGCACACAATGGTACAAGTTGGAATCAGGATTTTTACAACAAATTCCCTTGCTAACAGCAGCCAATGACTTTGTATGGTATCAAGACGGAACCAATCCAGAAATTTTTGGCCGAATTAGATTAATTGATGAAGTTAATTCTAATGTATTAGACATTGACACTGACATACTGGGCAAACAAACCTACACCAGTCCTAATGGAGTAGTATTCACCAACAATCTCAAAGTGAGATTTATTGGATCAGTGACTCCTAGCAGTTATCAAAATCAACAATATTATGTGGCCGGTGTAGGCACGGCAATACAACTGTTACCAATTGGTAATTATGTTACTCCGGAAACTTATACCCAGTCTAATAGTGTACCATTTGATATATTACCGTTTGACGTGGGCAACTATGATGCCAGTTTGAATCAACCATTAGTACCTGACTACATGACCATTGCGCTAGATTCGCCTGACTTGAATGCCTGGACACGTAGTAATCGTTGGTTCCATATTGATGTGATCACAGCCAGTGCATCATACAACAACACTTCACCAGCGTTGGACAATGCATTTAGAGCCAAACGTCCTATTTTAGAATTCCGTGGTGGGTTGAAGTTATTCAACATGGGCACACAAAGCAAACAGCCAGTTAACATTATTGATTTTGAAGAAACAGATGCGTTTAGCAATATCAATGGTAGCACTGGCTACAGTACTGACGGATATAATTTAATCTCTGGCAGTAGGGTTATTTTTGCAGCTGACATTGATGAACAAGTGCGAAACAAAATTTATCTAGTAGAATTCATTGAACCTGATTCTGATGGCAGTAGTGTGCCGCCGGATCCAATTATTAATTTAACACCCACAAGTGACTCAGACGTATTAGTAAATCAAAATTTAGTGTGTCTTTCCGGTCTTACCCTTCAAGGTATAAGTTTTTACTACGATGGAAATGCTTGGATTGAAGCCCAGGAAAAAACATCCACAAATCAACCGCCGCTATATGATATATTTGATGCAGATGGAATTAGTCTGAGTAATTCAGTAGTGTATCCAAGTAGTACATTTGTTGGTACCAAGTTGTTCAGCTATGCAATTGGTACCGGTGTTGAAGATACTGTGTTAAGTTTTCCGTTAAAATACCTGAGTCTAAACAACGTGGGCGACATTGTGTTTGACAACAATTTCTACACTGATACTTTTATCTTTGTTAGAAATCAAAACAGTAATGAGCAGTTGATTAGCCAGGGATTTGTGAGAGAATATGTTGATCGTACTGTTTACAGCAAAAAAATTGGCTGGCAAACTGCTGCAACTGCCAGCAACATTTATCAACAATTTAGTTTTGTATATGCAGTGAACACACCGTTGCAATTGGACGTTGCTGTACAGGCTGAAAATACAGTTCCGTCAATCAAAGTTTATGTAGACAGTGCGTTTCAAGATCCAGGATCGTATTCATACA